TGGAATGCATGTTCAGGAATAGTGTCGAAACGATATGGATTTTCTTGCCCCATATATCGTGAAGATATAGACGAGGCGCGAGAATATTTTATGACACAATCCGAAGAGAAAGTTATACCCATGTTGGAGTTTGGTAGTAGATATATCGCTTATGACAAAGTACCGCAGTCACGGGTTTTTAGCGATCTCAAAGACGCTAAGATAGAAGTGCTGGGAACACTACAGAGGGAAAATGGCCAACGTTTGACACTTACATCACCACGTAAAAATAAGGTGTCACCATCCGTTGTTTTCGACGCAATGGAACACGATTTCGGACCAACAAAATATGGACCGTCTGCACTTAGTCCGTTTATTGACGATAAAGGTAATATGATAAGACCTTATTCACAGGCATTGTCTAAATTGTGTAATTACACAAGTATGATAGATCAACAGCGAGAAGACAAGGTGGTTCAACATATTGTTGACACAATGGAAGAATGGAAATCACCAGTTGAGAGACGTTTGCTGAGCGATTTTGAAGCAGTAAATGGAAATTTATGGATGAATCCGGTTGATATGTCAACTTCTCCGGGGTTTCCGTATGTGTCCATGCGAACTGGAGGCAAATTGCCTTGGTTCGATTGTTCAATAGATTCAAACGGTCGCAAAGTTTATACACCCGGAGAATTTGTGCAAGCAGAGGTTAACGATAGAGTGGAGAAGGCAAGACAAGGAATTTGTAAAGAAACATATTTCATTGCCACTCTCAAGGATGAACTACGGCCTTTAGCAAAAGTCATGGAGGGAAAGACACGACTTTTTCAAAATGGGCCCGTCGATTTAACGATAGCTTTCCGAAAATATTTTGGAGCATGGATCGAACATGGTCATTATCAGGGCACTACTAGAGAGATGTTTCAAGGTGCTGATCCTAATAGTTACGATTGGACCATGATCTTTCGATACATGGATGAAGTCAAGGGCAAAATACGCGCTGGGGATTATAAGAATTATGATTCGACAGCAAGTTTTCAGTCAGGAATGTCGTATGCCAAAGCTGCTAATGCATGGTATCGAGATTCAGAAGAGAACCAGCGTATACGTTATGTATTGATGGCTACGTGTGTCTTCAGTACACAGATTGTAGAGGATATTATCATATTGTTTCGACAGGGTAATCCATCAGGTTTTCGTGCAACTACACATTTTAACGATTTCAACAATATGAGATATCACAGACATGCGTTTTTGGAATTTACACCGTTCAATATGTCGACTTATTATCTACACAACAGGTCAAAATTTTGTGGAGACGATAATTTAGTTAAATGGTCGAACGAGGCGTTGAAATATATTACACCCGAGAAATGGGTTCGATGGCTAGCAAGCATAGGAGTAACTTATACCACTGCTGATAAGCAAGATGGAGAATTGTTAGTTGACACTGCGATTGAGGACGCCACCTTTGTAAAGAGGAGTTTTGTGAAACACCCTATTTATAATGTAATTTGCGCACCTCTTGATTTCGATGTCATAGATAACATAGCTAGATGGTCCGAATCAAATCCAGCAAATATGGAGGACCAAATGCAACGTTTCAACGCAGCACTGCTGGAATTGTCGAATTATAGTAAACACATCTTTTCTCGATATCGAGAACGATTTGTCGAATATTGCGGCATGTTAGTCGCATCAGGATATAGTATATCGGCCTCACGATTATTGCATTACGATGATTGTGAGAGAATGAAATGGCCTCATTTGTTTGAAATCACCACATGGCAGCGTTTGGATCCGCACTTAACTTCGCAAGAGACCTTGCAATCAGTCCGACCGACAGAGGACGCATTGTACTGCTCTAGCCAAGGTGCGCTGGGAGACCAGGGTAAAAATCAAGTCGAATTCGCTGGTACTATTGTGATAAACCCAGCGTCTTATGAACTCACAGGCAATTCTTTAAAATTGATAAAACCTCAATCCCACGAGGTGAAACACACGGGAAAACGAACTATTGCACGCGCACGACCGCAAATTGATCATGAATATTTGGAGAGTGTGCGAGATTATGT